CCTCTTGGTAGATCTCCACCAAGTGTGGCTCGAATGCCGCCTCGTCGAACGAGATGCCATTCATGTCCTTCCCGAGAAGCGCCTTAGCTTTCTCCTGCGTTGTACGGAAATGGATGCTTGCTCCACCGACCAAAGGATGGAACTTGATCCAGAGATACTCTCCTCGGTACTTCTTATCCAGTGTTGCAATTGTCCCAAGTTCATCCTTGAGTGGGCATCCCTGCCCTTTTTGCGCTGGATGGTTACCGCTTAGAATAGATGATATTTCGCGGTGAACAAGCTCGGCGGTCTCTTGCTGAATTCCAATGTGATACCAGTCGTACGGTACGTTGGACCATCTTCGAGCGTCATCGGGATCGTTTGGATTTGGCTGTTGAATGCCCATTTTGTACAAGGCATGGTGAAGGCAGAGTACCGCCATCGCCATTGTTTTCCCCGCACGATTCCCTGCGGATACGACAGTAGTGAGGTATCGGGGACGATACCCTGATTCATCTCGCTCCTGGCATGCATTCCACCAACTGACTTGTCCTGGGTGGCCTTTAATGCCAAGCCAGCGCCGAGCAAAGAACTCGATGTCAGTGCGACCGAGAGCCAGATCTCGTGCAATTTCATTATCGAGCACGAGTCCCCTTGTTTCTTGCGCTGATTGATTGAGCCTTTGACTTTGCGTCAGCCTTGCTGCTCGCTCCCCACGCCTGTAGGCTTAGAAGTAAACGGGTTGGTCGACCCTTAGCATCGCGCTCTGGTCCTGGCATGCCACCCATTCGCGCAAGGAATGATGCGCGTCGTGGGTTGTCGCCTCGCTTTACTGGAGCCTTAAGCGTCCCGCCAGTCTGGGCTTTATATGACGCTCGACCTTTGGCATTCAATCCGCCAGCAGGGTTCTTCCCTTCACTGCGCTGCCATGCCGCGCTTCGTGCCATTACTTCACCTCGTTGTGGTAATATAGAACTCGATTGCAAAAGGCGATAGATTTTGCCTTCTCAACAATCTTGTCAATGAAGGTACCGTCAGCCTCGTAGTGGCGATCGGAGTACCCAACAGAGCGACCCTTGTCGATCTGTACAATGTAGTTTCCAGAAGTTGAACTTCCAGACTTAAATTGCGGAGTATTATTCCTAGACCATCCACAGTATACCACATCGTTCCCAGACTCTGCAAGTCTCATCATGTCTACAACGTAGTCTGGGTGGTAGGAGTCATCATGGTTAAACCATCCAGCGTAATCTGAGGTTGCAAGGTCGAGACCCTTTGCTCGCTTTGCATGACCCCAGTCCCCAAGGTTTGGCTCCTCGTAGAAGCGAACTAGTGGGAACTCTTCCCTGAGTTTGTCCAGACTAATGTCCGAAGCTAGGGCAATGATTTCATCTGGCTTTCGTACCTGCCAGGTATAGAGGTCTGTCAGTATCCTTCGAAGGTTCTGTTCATCTGCATGAGCAGTCACAATCGCTGTCAGCGTCGCCATTTATCCTCCGAATAATATCTGTGCTAGAAATTGATGGTGTATATGGGATGTAGACCATTTCTATTGCTCGGTCCTTAAGCCATGTCCTAGTGATGCCTAGCTGTCCAAGAAGCGATTCCCCAGTCCAGTCGTCACCATGGGCGATGTACCCAATCTCTCGATTAGTAATCTTGTCGATTGTTAGTCCGGTGTCCTCATCGCCAATGTTGATGCAGACATCGTCTACGTACTTGCAGCCAATCAATGACTCCATGCGCTCACCGACAGTTAGGATCGGTGGCCTCTTGTATCGAGAAGCAAAGTCATCGGTATTCAACGACACAATGACTGGTCCATGTTTCTGTGCTTGCTGGAGGAACTTCATGTGTCCGTAGTGAAACAAATCAAATGTTCCGCCAACGTAGACCCATGGCTTATTCACCTTCAACCTCATAGACTGGAGTTGCTTCAATAACCTGGTAGGTTGCCGATGCTCCCCCAAGGATCTGGGCAAGCGATACGACCAGGTCGCGGTCAGCGGTCTTATCGTTTCGCTTGTCCATCATCTCCTGAGCTCTCAGGCCCTCGGAGAGTGTGGGAGTCATGCTCCCAGACTCTACCTCAGAGAATACGTAATCACGCACAAGCGTTGCAAGGTCTCGATGTTGCGCCTTAATGGTTTTCTGGGATTGCTCCATTTTCTTTACTGCAGCAATCCTAGCCGACTCATGTGGCGATGTAAGATGTTCTCGCTTATGCTTGCCAAGCGTGTTACGACTAATGTAATAACCCTCGTCTTTTAGCCAAGACGCAATCTTAAGATCTGGCATTCCGTCTTTCATCCTCTTGTTGATTAGCTCAACCAGTGGACTCCGACAGACATGGCATCCAGTCAATACTGGAGCAAGGTCTGAGACCTGCATCAGTCTCCCTTATAGCCAAACGCTACGTCGTTAGGGTTTAGCCAACGAAGAACAACTGGTAGAATGGCAGCAATGCCAGCAGCGAAGACGCTCTTAATGGCGTCTCCATTGAGGTCAAATGCCGTACCTCCGAGTGCGAGGAATTGCGCCACACAAGCGGCAGCAAATGATCGACCCCACGATGCGAGCAGTGCCTTCTGTTCCTTATTCATAGTATCTCCTACTTCTTGACAATGATGCAACGCTTAAACGGTGCATCACCCTTGCTGGAGGCAATTGCCTTCAGTTCCTTGTCCGTCACCGTGACGGCAAACTTTTCCTTACCCTTACCAGTAAATGTTGGGTCCGCGAACTGGAACCCGTGGTCTTCGCACCAGGATGCGGCAACCATGTGACCGTACGTCGCGCCAGCGTGCCTACCAATGTATCTCTTGTGCCACGCGCTGAGTGCCTGTGGCGGGTAATTCTTTGCTGCGTCCACGTTGATGATGAGTGCTGCGCCCTTCCTGAGGCTTGCCACGCAGTCGTCCCAGTCTCTTGGATATCTGGCGTTGGCGCCAAGTACTTTGCAGGTCTTGATTAGATCCCACAGACTTGAACCGTTGTCGCTGACACCCTGCTTCTCCTTGAATCCAGTAGCCTTCTCTTTTGCCGCAATACCTTCAGCGGCAGTAATCTCTTTGCCAAGGACCCAGGAGGACGCGCACGCGGCGCTTGATGGTCCACAGTCGTCTAGGATGCCGCCAGCCTCTACGTGGTCAAGTTGTGACCTGATTTTTAACTCGGTCACTCAGGCGTCTCTTCTAGTACTGGGGTAGGCGCGGTAACAATATCAAATTCAAATGAGAACGTTGTCCCGTCCCAGTCCCAACCCTCTGCTGGGTTCTGCCCAGGGTATTCAGAAAGATCTACCAGGGTAAAGTCGTTTCCGAACTTTGCTTTGACCGATCCGTCGCAAGACGCTGGCAGATCAAAGAACTCCCTGTCTGCTACAGCACAGAGTTTGACCTTGCCGTTAACGACGACTGCCCATTCCTTAATTATTCCTGCCATACAATCTCCACATATCCGTTTCCGCCAGTTCCACCATTTGCAACTGTAGCATTACTCCCGCCAGCAATGGCACCACCGCCACCAGCCCCAGTATTTGCTCGACCATCTGTTGCGTTTTTTGAATAACTTGAAGTGGCTGCTCCAAAATCGGGAAATACTCTACCAGCACTTGGTTCAAGGATTACATTAAAATCATTAACTGGAATAGCCGACCCAATACCATTTGCCATTAGAGACATTCCTCCAGCCCCAAGACCCTTCCAACCAAATCCAGGGAGATACGTAGTATGCGTCCTCATAAAGGAGACAATAGAGGTTCTTTTTACTCCATAGTAATGGGTTGTGTTTGTATCTGTATTTGCCAGAATTGACGCCTGACCATCGGTCCCAGTTTCGTAAGAGTGGACAACTGGTACTGTAATATTGTTAAACCCATTAAAAAATGTAAACAAGGATGGTTGATATATGTCATTAAGCGTAGCCGCGCTGGAGCGAGATGCCAACAAGATTGGGGTTGACGCGCCGCACCCGTGACCCGAAGTTATAGGATCGCTATTGCCTGTATTGAATCCCCATCCGCCCATAGACCCACCTGGGTTTGATGTCGGGCGTGCTGCCGTCCCTATATTATTACTAACTCCTCCCTGTCCACCTGGAGCAGTAAACAGTGAACCAAACGTTGTATCGGTCCCATTTGACCCAGGCGCAGTAGTTGTATTTGCACCAGCTCCACCAGTTCCAATTGTTACCGTATACGTTGTTCCTGGTACCACTGGGAAAATATTATCAATTACACCACCTCCGCCGCCGCCACCGCCAGAGACGAAATTAGAAGAAAATCCACACAGCGCGGCCCCGCCGCCGCCGCCGCCGCCAACGGCAAGCGCCTTAATGGAGTAAACCCCAGCAGGGGCAACCCACGAT